TTTTCAAATTTCCAAAGCCATTCATATATGATGAAAAATATAAGTCATTGAGCAATAACGCTAAAATGCTCTATATGCTTCTGTTTGATAGGTTAGAACTATCTTTAAAAAATGGCTGGCATGATAAAGAAGGGAATGTCTTCCAGTATTACACAAATGAACAGTTGATGATTGACTTAAATTGTAATAGTAACAAGACAATTATCAAAATTAAAAAGGAATTGAAGGATGCTGGTCTAATAACAGAAGTCAGACAAGGAATGAACTTACCAAACCGAATTTATCTTGGGGCACTTAACGGAAGTGTAGAAAGTACATTTCAGGAAGTGCAAAAAGTACACCATGGAAGTGTAGAAAATACACTTTCGGAAGTGCAAAAAGTACACACAATCAAGACTGAGAATACTAAGACTGAGAATAACAATAATATATTCTTGATTTGTCAG